TTGAATATACAACATCTTTACCCATAATGTCAAGTGTTTTTTCAACATTTTCTGAACTATCTTCAAAATACTCACATAATATATCCATAGCCCAACTTTCTATCTTGGATTTCTTTTTAGACTTTGTGTATCTTAGAAATGTTCTACCTTTGGGAATTACATTGGTGTAGAATTGATAAACTGATTTAGGTTCTAATTCCCAATATCTTTGTATTTCATTCACTACTTCTATCCACTCTGGTTTCATTGATAAAAACCTATGAACCATATAATTTGACCAAGTTTTTTTATCAGCATCAGAAATATCGTCCCAATAATTTGGGTTCTGATTATTTGTAATTTCTTTTATATGGTCAAATAGTGTTTTTGTTTTCATTGTGAATAACCTTTAGATATAAATAAATAGTAGTGTGATTTACTAAAATGTAAATTATTTAAAATAATCACCCTTGATAAATGTTGCTAATACGAATCTATCTTTACCTGTAAATTTTTTAACTCTATGTCCAGCGAAAGATGGAAAGATAACAAGTCTACCTGGTTTTACTTCAATGGGATTGTCCCAAATAACCAAGTCTCCACCCTCAAAATCATCATTTAAGAAAACAATAGCTGTCAGTTTAGTAGTGGTATCAAATACATCAATCTCTTTTTCAAAAACTTCATCACTATAATCTCCGTGAGCTAACTTATTGTCTTCTGGTGATAAGTCTGAGTGTAATGGGCCATTTTCACACAACTCTTCAAAGTCTTTTGCAAAGTAGTGTTTTCCATAACAACCACCTACTCCACCAATGTTAAATTTAAAACACATAGAATTAGCTGCTTTAACCACATTAAATATTTTATCTTTGATTGGGTCATCATTAAAATCAACCCAACTACCATTTCTTTCAATAAAATCCTCATTATCAAACATTTTATTTTGAGTTTTTATTTTTTCTATAATTTTATCACACTCGTCTTGAGTTAAAAAATTATCACGAGCAATCGCCCATTTAAAATCTTTATTCTTCTTATACAAAACAATCTCCGTTCATCCAAGTTATTAATGAATATCTCCTACCCTTTGTGATTGGTGTAACTCTATGTGATAAGAATGCAGGAAAGATTATGATACTTCCTCGTGTTCTTGGTGCCGTATAGTTTTTCTCACCTGTGTCATCTGTAATACCGAACTCTAAATCTCCACCCTCATACAATGTTTCGTCTGATAATTGAACCACGGCTGTTAATTTTCTTGTAGAAGTTTCTTTTGAACCACAATCAGTATGCCATTTGTATTTACCACCATTTTCATATCTGAGTATTTTTACTTTTTCCAATTCTTTTATATTGTATTTCCATATAGATTGATTAGACAATTCAAAAAGCATTTTTAGTTTGTTTTTTAATTGTTCATTATTGATGACAACCTCTTTATTATCACGAACTTTTTTATTTACAAGGTCATCATCATAATTACCTGCTAATTCAGAATCAGTTGGTTGTCCTGTTTCTAAATATCTCATTAACTTCTGACATTGACTTAATGATAAAAAGTTTTCTCTATGAACCACGAATTTAAAATTGTCATTTTGTTTCATTATTTTCTCATTTTATGTAGTATTTCCATATACTTTTCTTTTGTGTCATTTTCACCAACACTCCATTCTGGAATAAAATATTCATCTTTATATTCTTTTAAAAAATAGTCTACATATTTAGGTATTTTAATATTCATTTTGTGATATTTTACTGAACTATTTTGTAATAAACTTTTAGAATATATACTATCTTCATCTAAATATGTATTAAACCAACTCACGATAGTGGTCTCTTTAAATACTGATAACAACCTTAGTGGTAGAAACATTCTGTTTATATCATTATAGGTATCAAAAAATACACCATCAAACTTTTCATCTGGCAAATTATCATACCAATCTCCAAAGATTATTTTTACATTTGGTTTATCTTCTGCCCATTTACAAAGTCTTTTGTGAACATCTTTATCTTTTTCTATAATAGTGTGTGATTTAATATCTTGTTGTTGAATATGTCCTGCACTAATTCCCATACCAAAACCTAACTCTAAAATATCACCACCATTTTGACAAACGACTTCGGCATGCTTTTTCATCATTTTGTCTTCCCAATCGTGCATAACAATATCTTTTCCGTCCATTATACTATTTTTATTGAACTCAAACTTTTCTTGTTTTTGAAAATCATACATTATTTAAATGGTTCCCCTATGTAAGTTTCTCTCATTATATATCTTTCTCCACTAACGAGTTTAGTTACCATATGATTCGCAAATGATGGAAACATAAATAACCAACCCTTTTTATATGGTGCTTTGAAAAATTCTTCTTTATCATCTTGAAAAGCAAAATGTAAATCTCCACCCTCAAAATCTGTTTCTGGATTTGATAATTGTATCAAACAAGTTATTTTATTTAATGATAAATGCCCTTTGTCCGTACCAGAATGCCAACCAAACTGATTCCCAACATTATATTTCAAAACTCTAAAATCACCTGAAAACCTTTCAATATCGAAGTTCCATATTCTATTATTAGTTATATTTACAATAGTATCTAATTTTTTTAAAATCCAATCATAATTACCTTTAATTTTTTCATTATGACTTTGTTTCAAAAATAGTTCATCACATTGTCTATATTCTGATTCGGATTCTTCTTGGGTATTTGGATTTATAACTTGTGCTCTTGACCAACCATTTTCTGATTTTAATTCTAATAATAAATCATCACATTGCTCTTCACTTAAAAATGGTATATGAACATACCACTCAAAATTATCATTTTGTGTCATCTAAAATGGTCTCCTACAAATATTTCTTGAATTACATATCGTTTACCTTTACTGATTGGAACAACATTATGACATAAGAAAGCTGGAAAAAAAGTTATTGAACCTTTTAGTTTGTTCATAGAATACCACTCTTTTGTGTCTTTGTCTTGGATACCGAATTGAACATCTCCACCCTCATATTCACTCGGGTCTGTTAATTGAATAATTCCTACTAACTTTCTATTAGAACAACTACCTGCATTGAAGTCCGTATGCCAACCATAAAATCCACCCTTTCTATACTCGATAAGTTTTAGTTCATCATCACAACCCTCAATATCAAATTGGAATATTTTATCGTTTACGATATTAGCCATTTGAAACATTTTGTCTTGTAGCCATTTCCAATCTTTATTTACTTTGTCTGGTCTGAACTCGTTGTCCGGCTGGTCAAATAAATACCACTCGTTAGTTTTTCTAATTTTTGGTATGATTGCAGTTCCACCCGTTTCATCTCCGACACAACCAATCACATCTTGTTCTGATTCTTGTATATCTTTTAGTAATTCATCACACTTTTCTGGTGATAAAAAGTTTGGAATTTGTATTGAATATTTAAAACCGTCATTGTATTTCATATTACCTCTTTGGTATATTGTGAACTAAAATATCACTTTGGAAGTAAGTATCGATATCCTCAACATCTAATGAGTAAAATGTAGTTGTTTCTGTTTCTTCCGTTAGTGATGTAACTTCTAATTCTGTTCCGTCTCCTTGCAGTAGATAATTACCTACTGATATATCTCTTGTTTTTTTCCAAGACCAAGTATCTCCTGACTTAACAAAATAGTTTGAGTCTGAACTTTTAGAGTTCATTTTTGATAATTTTTTTGTTCCATTTAACAAATAATATTCACTTCTTTCGTCTTGTGATATACCTACAACTATCGAACCACTAAAAGAACCTGTTAGTTCTGTATTGGTGTAATCCATATAGTCTATATCACTCAAACTCATATTATCTGGCCAATATGATTTAACAATATCTCCAACCTCTACATCTTGAACTTGTTTTGTAGAGCCGTCAAACATATCAATCAAACTACCACTTGCTGTCGTTCTTCCGTATGACCTAATTGTATATCCGTCATTTCCGTCTGATTTGATAGACACTAATGGAACTACATAATCTTTTAATTCTATTTGCTTTGTTGGTGTTGTTAAGTAAATAAATCTACCTGTTTCTAAATCTCCACTACTTCCACTCATTACGATAAAAGTTTCAGTTAAATGTCCTGCAGAACTTGCTGATGATATGGCATCTGTTACTCTTGAATTAGAACCATTCCAATCATACATTTTATAATTGTTGATAAGTCCACCATCTACACTTGGATTTTTCACAATAAAATCTGGATAGTTAGTGTTTGTCGTGGGTGATGATGAGTCAAATAATGGTATCAAACTTTCACTTTCAGGTGATGAACTTAATAAACTTCTAAATGTTGTTTTATTGAATGAACCACTAACTATACTTTTTAAGTTATCATCACTATACCAAGGCGTTTGTATAAACAAGTGGAACTTGTCTAAATGGTCTGTGTTTCCTCTTTGTGAGAAATAAGTATGTGTGGTGTCATTATTGTATTCAAAATTAGTCGTTATGTTATGTCTGGCAAAACTTGAACTAATTAAACTTTCTTGATAAGTGGTAGGATTTTGTTTACCAGTTCCCTCATTAAATCCATAAACATAACAAGTATTGCAAGATTGTTCATTTGCATAATCAGAAATTGAGTTAAATAGTGTAGTTTGTTCTGATATAGAACCATCTAAACCAACATTTGTGTTTGGTTCAATAAAGTAAATATCTTTAGAACCTGTTTCAACTATATAGTCCATATTACCTACAATACCAATATTAGTATTTGCTGGCCAACCACCTGCACTTCCTGTGATATAATTTAAATAATTTTCTACTTTTGTTTTTACTGACATAATTTTCTCCTAAGAATAAATATTACCAAATCAAAGAATTTAACCCATTTAGTTTGTTTTGTTTTAAGTCATTGAATACTGAGTCAAAGTGATAAATACTATGTTCCGTTGAGTTTGGTTTTATATTTTTCATTAACTTCAATGACTTCTCGAAATTTTCTTTACTACAATAATGACTACCAATAATCTTTTTTTCATTCAACCATAGATATCTACTATCAAAAGAAACATTATATCCAGTATGAGCACCATACACAACAACTCTTCCACCCTTTTCTAGCAACTTTAAACTAAAATCTAATGTGTCTTGTCCTAAATAATCTATAATGATTGTTGGTAATCCTTTTGATGATTTCATAGACTTTCTCATCATAATTAAAGATGACTTTAAACTTATATCAAACTTTGTTCTATCAAAAGATAAATCTGCTTTACTATTTAAAATATCAGATGTAATGGTGTAAACACTAAGTCCTAACTCTTTACACAATTGAATAGCAGATGTTCCACAAGAACCACTACCACCCCAAACCAATACTACATCATCTTTTGTATAATTACTATTCATTAATGCTTGTAAGTTAGTTCCATAGTAACCAACACAACAATCTTTCCAATCTAAGTGTTTTGGTTTTGGATAACACATATCTTGGTTCACTACCGCATACTCTCCTAATAATCCATTAGTAGTTTCGTATCCGAATATTTTTTCATTCATCATAGAGTAAACTATAACCTCATCTCCAACTTTAACATCAGAAACATCTTTACCGACTTGTTCTACTATACCACCACCATCAGTTCCAAAAATTGTGTAATCACGATTATACAATTCATTCATATCCACTGGATTACCATTAGCAGACCACACAAGATTATATGTTACCATACAAACTTTTGACTTTATCAAAACCTCATCATCTTTGATTGTAGGTTTTGGAACATCACATAATTCAAATTCTGTTCTATTTCTTTTTAATATCCAAGCTTTCATAAGTTTCTACAAATCCTTTAAGTTTTCTACTAACTACTTGTGCAGGTTTGTTCCAATCATCAATGAACCCAAAACAATTATCATAACCTTTTTCTTTTAAATCATTAAATCGCATCCAAACTAAATCTTCACCTAACTTTCCTTTTCTGTTATTTGGAAAAACATAACGATTACATAGTTTTGGTATTTCCCAATTGTAATCTATGAATGCCCAACCACCCTCAACTAAATAAAATGTCCAATTGTCTTGTAGTCTGTGTTTTAAATCAGATATATTCCACTCTTTCCAATCCTTACCAAATGAGTCTTTGAATTCGTTTAACTCTCTTAAAATATCTATTTGAACTTCGTTCCATTTCATTTGTTCCCAACTATCAAACACTTTATACTTTGGAACTTCTCGTGGTTCATATTTAGTTAAGTCTATTTTATAATACATAGTTTAACACTTCCAAATCGTCTTTTGCTAATTGTTTAACTTTTTCTATTGTTGAGTTATTATAATATTCTGAATAATGTTTATCTTTAACAATAGAAGAAGATTGTGTTGGATTCTCAATAGTCAATTTTCCTTCAAAATGTTTGTTAAAATCATCTTGTAGATTTTCATATCTACCTACAAAATCCAATTTATCTAATCCATAATCAACTTGCTGAACATATACTAAATTTATGTCATCTAACCAATCAGAAAAACTTAAACCTCTTGGTCTGTAATGATACAACGAAGTAAACCTATCGAAAGGATTTCTTACAAATGCAAACTTAAAATAGTTTTTACAATCTTTTGGTATGTAAGATGAATCTAAATGATAATATTCATTGTATTGCTTATCGTGTAGATTTAATGCCGTCTTTATGCTTGAACCACCAGTTCTTGATATGTGAACAAAAACTAATTTCCTATCGTGGTCGATATACATTATTGTTCAAGTCCTGAACCCTCTAACATCTTTGATGGAACGGTTCCACAATTTCCACAACTAAACACTTGAACTGGCACGATTGCTTCTTGTCCTGTTGGACTCATCAATGCAGATATTTTCTTTAAAAAGAAAGACTGAATAAATGATGCGTTCCCACACTCTTGACATTGTATAGTATCTGCTTTAGATATATCTAATTGTGGTTGTGCTTTTGTTGGCATTCCTTCTGGATGACTACTCATTTTATTGTTCCTATTATTTCTACAAACATAGCCATAACATTGATTTCTTTGTCCACTACGACTGCGTCTGATTGTTGATATTTTGATAAGATTAAAATACACTCAGCAATATGACCAGTTCCCCAATCATCTATTGTATCAAACATCAACTTATACAAATCTGAAAAGTCTGTAACTTTTGAGTCTGCTAATAATTGTCTGATATTCTGAAATGAACTTTTCTTATCTTGAGTTTTTAATATGTCTAAAACTTTTGTTTTGTAATCGTTTTGTGTGATTGTATTTTCATCAATCACCAATTCACCACTAACTACTTGTCTTTGAGCACCATTAATCACTCTTCTAACATCTGGATAACCACCATTTACAATGGTTGCGATATCTTTGACATCATACTGAATAGTTTCATTATTCAATATATTTGCCAGATGTTGTGCTACTTGTTTTCTATCTGGTGGAATTATCTGAAATGATTGACAACGACTTTGTATCGGGTCAATTATTCTTTCCACATAATTACAAGTCAATATGAAACGACAATTCTTAGAGAAAGTTTCCATAAGATTACGAAGTG